GACGTTTCAAGCTTTGAAGGCGCCCAGGTTACTTTCGGCGAGGTGGGGGCTTCAGCGATTGAGATGGGCGAGAATGTTAAGGCTGCAGGCTCCAGCTTCACCGAGATGCAGATGCACGCTGAAGACACTACTGTGAGTTTGCGCACGGTCGCCGGCGGCATCAGGACTACTGCCATGATGGGGACAGAACTTGCAATGCTCGCCTCAGACTTCGGAATCGTGGACAAAGAGACAAGCAAGTACATGCGCACCGTGATGGCTATCGTAATGGTTGTTTCCACCGCGGCTCGAATGTACAGTTTCCTCACGCTTATGACGACTGGGCACACGGCTGCCGTCGCTGTTGAAGGAACAACCACAATGGCCACGGCTGGAGCCTTAAGTTTTTCATCAATAGCCCACGGCATCTACAGCGCTGCAAAGTGGGCAGCTGTGGCTGCGTCAAACGCCTTAAACATCAGTACGGCGACTTTCTTGGCTTTGACCGGGGTAGGGATCGCAGTCATTGTGGCCGCAACCGTTGCAATGTGGGCGTTTGCAAACAGCATGAATGCTGCAACATCTAGTGCTCAGAGCTTCAACGCAGCCGCTGGCGAGGTGCCTTCCCGCACTCGTGGCATTCAACGTGCAGGCGAGGAAGATCTGTATCGCCGAGGGGTTGAGTAGCCTTGAGTATTGAAATTCCCAAGTGTACCATTGCTTTTGGCGCCGTTGCGCCGCCTCAAGGAGACGTTATTGACCTTCGAGTACATTTGGGCTGCACGAAGGAAGTAAGCAGTTTCGAGGTTATGTTGCAGAATTGGAATAAGAAGTACAGTCCCGGCGGAACGACGCCCATCCTTGTTGGAGTGGACGGGCATATAGACATTGGCAGAGGCGTGTTTGTTCCGCAGTTGATTACTTGCCGTGTTGAAAGCGTCAAGTGCGAATCAACTCCAACCGAAAACTACATTAGGATTTCTGGCCGTTGCTGGGGAGAGAAGCTCTTTCGCAGGGTTGTTACCAAGACTTACGAGAGTAAGAAGGGCGAAGAGATAGTCAAGGACATGCTCGACAATTATGTTGGATTGAGCCACGTTCGCTATTTTGATGGCACGGGCGTTGAGCTGGTCGAGGACACTGATACAACCTTTACAAAGCTGGCCTATGAAAACACGCCTGTCTGGGACATAATCAAATACGTTGCAGAGTCATCTGACTTGGCTGGCGTTATCGGCTACGATTTTCGTGTAGCGTTTGATGGCAAGTTCGAGTTTTTTGCAAAGAACAGTAAAGCTTCAGAAGTAAGCATCTCCGAGAAAATTGAGGCGAGCGAGTACCGCAAGGACATCCATCGCATAAGAAACAAGATAGTCAGTCAAGGAGCAAGTGAGAAACAATATCCATCCGATGTGAATGATGACGGCTTAACGGAGACCACAACCGACTGGACAGCCGATGATACAGTGGCTCTGAGTGCCGACCACGTTTCGGTTGATGGACAAAAAAAGTACACGGACTCATATAGCATCTGCAGCACCGGGGCAGGTGTGAAGCTAGAAACATGGCTGCAAAGAACGTTTTCGGCAATAAAAATGCGGGGACCTGACGGCTATAAACAAGTCGTGTTCTGGCATCACTGGACCGGGACCCAAGATGCATTAGCCTCAGCGAAAGTTAGGCTCTATTCAGGGGCTAGTTACTTCGAGATTGACATATTGCCATTAATCGGCTCTAAGGCAGCTTGGACTAGAGTAACACTGCAGACGCAGACGCCTAGCTGGACCGTAAGCGGCACGCCCAACTGGGACGCTATAGACGCTATCCGCTTCATAATCGCGTATCCGGCGGTGGGCACAATATACCTTGGCATAGATCATCTGCGGTTCTGTGACTGCCGCTACTCCGCGGTCGCAGAGGATGCGGGAAGCCAATCCGCTTATGGTTTACGTGAGCTCGTGGAAGTTGACGAGGAGCTTTACAGCGATAATGAGTGCCTGTTAAGGGCTGAAGCGCTGCTTGCCTACTTGAAGGACCCGGCTGAATACCTGACGGCAACGAGCACGGTCATCGATTACGGCAGCACACCTATCTGGCAAGCCGACAAAATCCATATCACATTACCTAACGAAAACATAGATGCCGATTTCCGCATAGAAACCGTTGAGTACCATGTCGACGCTAAAACGCAGACGCTTGAAGTGACACTGGAGCTTGGCAAGGTTCCTTCGATGCTTGCCGATTACTTGTATGCTCTCCATAGCAAGACGGACCATTTGAGCCGTTACAAGGTTGCGAGGTTGATATGATGAAGAATAAGCAGGTTTTGCAACAGATCAAGGCTTTGCGGCCGGGTGATCTGATCCGTGTCGACTGGCATGACGCTTCAATAGGCAAAAGTTTGAGCGGCGGGTATGGAGGAATAGATATTCCAGTGTACAGTATCGGCGTTTTCATAGGCTTACTGGGTGAAAATGATAAGCACATCATTTTGGGCCAGAACCACTTCAGATATGCGGATGGCGTTTTCGACATTGATTACACTGCTATACCGCTTGTTTGGGGCGTCAACATCAAAATCGTTGAGGCAGGATCCATAAACAGAGACGAGGCTCAGCAACTGCTAAACAGTTTCTTGTTGGGTGGTAGGCGGATTCTTCCGAAGCGTCCGAAGCGTCAAGAACGACTGAGGAACCATCATGACAGACTGGATTAGAAAGGCGCTTACGAAAACCGTTCAGCGTAAAGGCTCACGTGGAAGAGAGCAAATCGTAGTCGTCCAGCCGAATGAGAAGCTCGTGTACGCCGTGAAGTTTGCGGTAGGCATGACCGTCTGCCTCTCTGCTTTGGAAATCGCCCACATGGCTTTTCTCGGAACATGGAACAGCGAAGTGTTTGCGGGTATAACAGGCTTGATTGGAACAGTTTCCGGGATTTTGATAGGACAGAAGGCCTGAAATTATGCCGAAGGGAAAGCCCTGGACTGTTGAGCAAGAACGTAAATTGCAGGAATTCGTCAAGGCGAGGCTTTCCCCTGAGAGAATCGCTATAGAACTAGGGCAAAGTCTAGACTCAATCAACCACAAGATAAAGAGACTCGGCTTAGAAGTAGTAGGCGTTAAAAATTTCTCAACGCCTACTACTACTCGTGCGCTACCGAAAGAACTATTGACGGTTGAGCAGGCAATGCTCTCCCTTGTAGCGGCCATGAAGGCATTGGAGCAGCCGGGACTCGATAAGACGGAGATTTTCCGGTTGCGCAGTCTTGCTCAAGTATCCAAAGTCTACCAGGAGAAGTTCAGCGAGTACGTTCACTATCTGAGAATTGAGGAAGAGCTTATGGAGTTGAGGAAGGAAGTTGCGGGGTTACGGAAAAGCGCCGAGAACGATGCTGAAAAAAGGGCTTAACGGGTCTCTTGATAACTCGAAGATTGACTTAGTAGCGGTTAAGCAAGTTGCAAGAAAAAGGGCGAAGGAAGAAGCGAAAGACGCTGCTTCATGGTTTGAGAGGACCTTGGGCTTCGAGCCTTTCAGCTATCAAAAAGAACTGATTGAGAAGTTTAACCTTAGCCAGTTTGTTGCCGCCCGCTGGTGCAGACAAAGTGGCAAGAGTTGGATTGTTTCGGCGTTACTATTGAATTATGCAGTTAGACATGACGACAGTTACATTGCCGTCGTGGGCCCTAGTTGGCGCCAGACAAAACTCAACATCAGACGAATAAGCTACTTCCTGCGCAAACTGGAGCCAGATCAATATCTTAAACCTGGCCGAACAATCCTCCGGTTCACGAATGGCAGTGTCATTGAGGCTTTCCCAAACAATCCAGAGACCATACGAGGGCCGACGCTTAACTGCGTGCCTGGCAATGTGAAAGTCACACTTTCAGACGGATCACAAATCCCAATTAGCAAGATCAAACCGGGAGATGAAGTTCTGTCTTTTGATCCATCAACGAAGCATCTTGAATCGAAGAAAGTCTTGAGCTTTTTCACCAATCCCTTAGCAGGTCGCCGGATAGTGAGGGTTTTTCATGACCTCGGCCATTTTGATTGTACAGAAGATCATGAAATATATACGGTAAATCGCGGGTATGTGGCAAGTAAGGATCTAAATTCAAAGGACAAAAGTTTATATCTTGAAGATAAATCGAGGTTGGAAACCGAAACAGCCAAGACAATGCCGGATATGCGAAAAGATTTTCGTACCAATACAGGAGAAGGAAAAAGGCTGTTCCCCAGAGTGCAAAAGATTGTACGGGCTTCAGCAAAAGAGGCTCCGAAGATTACGGAAGAAGTCCTTTATGATATAGAAGTTGAGGATAACCATAATTTCTTTGCTAATGGCATTTTGGTAAGTAACTGCGTGTGGTGGGACGAAGCGAATTTTACGCCGAACGACGCGGACCTGTATGACGCAATACTGTTTACTTTAGGCACTACGGACGGCAAACTGATCGCGACAAGCACTCCCTGGAACACCGACAGCATTTTTTGGAAAATGTGCAATCACAAAGATTGGGCGGATTTTGACCGTAGCCACATCGGCGTTGAGCAAGCGAAGGCGCCG